AGGTGGATGTGTATGTGCCTGGGTTCTCCCGGGCGAGGCGGTCCAGGATGGCCTGCGTCAGTATCTCGCCCTTGGCGCCGTAGACGTAAGGGGTGCCCAGCTTGTCCTTGCAGTGCCGTATTAATCCTGCTGATGTTTTACTCATAGTGTTTTCCTCCATCAAAAAAATAAGGCCCAGGGGCATCCCTGAGCCATGAAAAGTTGTGACGTCACAAGTTGCGATATCGCAATGCCCGCTTAACCCCGCGGCCGGGAGAAATCCGGACCAGCTCCTCTCAGGCATCCACCTTTGTCTTATCTTCAACCTGCCCCTTAATCATACGCGCCAAAGGCATTAAAAACGGCGGCATGGCCACGCCGATATCCAGCAGATTCTCCAGGATGGAAATAATCTCATTACATATCAGCCACACGGCCACGATGGTAGCAACCACGAAGGGCAGTTTGATAGACAGTCCTACATACTGGCCGGCGTAATTAATCAACACGTCCATAGCCCATCCTAATCCCACCAATATCCACATTCCTATCTTCTTGACAATGCCCCACAGTCCCTTGTCACTGGTCACCAGCTCATTGCGCCGTTTTGATGCCAGGATGCCGGTTATGTAGTCTGTAAAATTCAATCCGGCCAGTATAAGCACCGGAACTGCCAGAATTCCCAGCCATCCAAAAATCACGCTAAATGCTGCAACAAACGTTGCTTTCACCTTATCCATTTTCATATACCTCATCCTTCTTTATTTTGTGTAGTTCTCTCCAGTTATGTCCTTGTAGTCCGCTTCGGACAGTTTGCCGGCAGCCACCAGAACCTTAATCCGGTCAATGTCCCATAATCTTGGGTAATACTTCTGTGCCAGTCCTTTTACATCCATGGTCTCACCTCCCCTATAAATCAATACCGGCCATAATAGCCACGTAATCAATGTCAGCCGTATTCTTTTCCACCTGTGCGGCCACACCCGGCTGTGAGAGCGTCAGGAGCGCCACACGGCCATATACGGCCTCAGCTGTGACGGCACCGTCCTCCCCGTACTGCTCCGGTGTAATAAGATAATTATCATCAACGGCCTTTGGGTCATTCAACACCGTATAGCCATCATATATCAGTAATGTGCTGCCATCCTCATTGACAGTCTTAATCTGCTCCGTGGCTGCCGCATCCGTAAACACGGCCACGATGTCCTCCAGCGGCTCCGCTGTCTGGAAGATAAGCCTCAGCGTACTGGGCGTGGAAGATGTGCCGCCGATGACCAGCGGGTACTCCTTCCCGTTTTTCAATACAATCTTTTCATTCATACATTTTTCCTTTCCGCCTGGCCGGACATGCCGGACGCCAGGCAATAAAATAAGCCCCTGGTTTAGGGACCTGATTTGCAGGTTACGATTCATTTCTTCATATCACAAATAGCAATTTAGCATCTATTGGGACAGGAACCCAGCTTGCTACTTTATCCATGAATAATAAGTCAATAACAGGGATTTCGTTTAATGATTATAAAACTGTGGAAATCATGGTAATTATACAGCAAGCGAGTAATGGTAATATGTTTTTTAATTTTACCCTTGTGCCATTAGTAAGTCATATTTTAGACGGAGCACGGTACATAACAATACCAGGTAAATCATACGGATATTGCGCAAACGTTTTGCTATCCATAAATTACTCAGCTGGCACAGTAACATTGATAGAAGCTGATGTCAATGAGGGATTTGGGCTTAATTCAATCTACATTTTGGGACTTAAATAATCATCTTAACTGCTTAACTGCTAGGAGAACCTATTGTTGTCCATCCGCTCCAAACGCCCTCTCTCTGATGCCTGGTAAATAGATGTGAATCTCCTACAGCCATTGCCAACTGACATAGCCATTGCTCTACACCACTACTGTATGTGATACAAAAGCCGTTACCATAAACAGTATTACCTGCTTTAAACGGGGTATCCGCTGTGTTGGCGTCCCACAACACTAGGTTAACCTTATTTAATACATTTACATTTATGTGGCTAACGTAGTTGGACTTAAGTGGGTTAATATCATCACTGATATTACCTAAATTGCTATCTATGCTATCTTTGACTTGTTTCAGGTATGCGCTGGATGGGACCTTATTTGTAGCCGTGGACTCCACCTGCACGATATCAGTCTTTGCCAATAACTTGGTCATAACCTTATCTGCAATAGCGTCGATAAGTCTTTGTAAATCTGTACTCTCGCCCGCTGACACGAGTACCCCTGACGTATCTACTGTATCTATTCCATCTGCATTACTTGGGCCAGCAGGCCCTTGTAGTCCTTGTGGTCCAGTAGGCCCCTGTATGCCTTGTGGACCCTGCTCTCCTTTCGGTCCTTTAAAATTACCCACAAATGCTCTAACTGCATCTGGCATTATATCATCCTCCTAAAATCATATATATATCACCATTATCGGTTACATCAAATATTGGCGCTACAGTACCACTGTAATAACACCATAAATTTCCGTCCGCATCTCCGGCGAATGTAAAAAAACCATTGGCCGGAACCGTTACGCCGCTATCCCCTCTATCACCTTTGGGGCCAACCGGACCTTGTATTCCCTGAGAACCAGCGGGGCCAGTGGGGCCTTGTATTCCCTGTTCCCCTTTATCCCCCTTTTGACCCCGCTCCCCTTGCTCTCCCTTGAGCTGCCCACTGTCCAGTAGCCCTTGGATATGTGCAACAATTTCCTCACCTTCGTTTTTTATCCGGTCAAATTCAGCTATGTAAATGCCGGCTGGAATATTATTTTCAAACAAAGGGTTTTGTCTACAGAAAAATGAAAAACCACAGCTTGACTTACGTCCGTCAGCATACATCAAAGTAACAACCGCATATACATCTCCTGCATCCTGCAATTCATTTCCTTTTAAGACATATACGTAAGTTCCTGAACTGACCTCTTTTTCCAGTTCTCCCTGGATTATGAATCCCCGTGAAGTAACAAAGGTAATCAAACCAGATTGTGCTTCGGAGACGTCTGCGTCATCATTTTTCACGTGGATGGTCAACTTATCTTGTCCATAATCTCCCTGACTCATTGCGATTCCAGTTTTTAGGACTGATGTCTGTTTAACATTGAGTATAATGTCGTGTATGACCATTTACATATCACCAACCTTCCCCAGAATAACATAGGTCCCGCCAACTCTCGCCAAAAGGATGTGGTCACCATACCGAGGCTTATAGGTTGACAGACATTTATACTGCTTATAACTCGCCCTATCTTCTCCTGCAAAAATAACCAGATAATTGAGATTCTCATCCACATACGGAGCAATTTCTCCCATCCTAAATGGCGATATCTCCTTTTTGTTTTTTTCATAGTCCTGATATCTGTCTTGTGCTGATTCGTAAATCATATTCGCATCACCTTCTTTAATGTATGGTTCATCTTTTCACCGATTCCAAGTTTCATTGACCAGGCATACTCTATATATTTACTCGTTATTCCCAGATTGTCATTTCTTAAATAAATGCAGTTCCTGTATTCATGGTGTGGCATCAATGCCGTTGGAAGCACCACATTATCATTCACTTGCGACATTTCAATTGCCACTCTCCGGGTAAATGCATCCAGTGTGCCTTGGTCCGCAATATCATCCACAGACTCCACATTCACGATTTTCCGGCCTCTGCGTTGAATGCTCAATGGGCTGCTTGCGTCATTATTTACATATTCTGATCTAAGCGAAGTGTTCTCCACATCCGGATTTTCTACATAGCGGATTACTATGTTTGGGACATTATACAAATCATTGGACTGGTTTGCCCCGGAAAGAATGAGACTGTTATCATCCGTCATGTATCCGTATTCTGCCGCACGTTCGTCCGGCTCAATATACTTTTTAGCTACAGCGTTTCCCATCCTATCAAAATGGATTGGTGTGTAATTGATGGCCTGCAAAAGAGAATTGATAACATCCAGTTTGCTTGTCCCTATCTCATATTCAAGGTCTACGGATGTCCTAAGTTCAGAGCCATCAATGTTTGTCTTATTGATACCGGCTGACATAAGTACATTTCGCACCTCATTTACATAAAGCGATTCAGCCTTTATAAGCAGCCGGTCTGTCAGCTTATCCTCTTGTAATATGATCGACTTATCATAACAGTCTGCATCAATGTATACTTCCCCCCCACCATCCTGTCTTGTTGGGGTTGTAATGATGTATATTCCAAGCGGATGACGAATCCAGGTCCTATCAGGAGCCTGAATTTTAAACCATGGCCTGATTCTTAAGTCTGTATAATAGCTTCTAATTTCTATCTCACGAAATCGTATTGATGCAGTCCCCATAATTTCTGCTTCGCTATTAAATGATATGCTGCATTCAACATTGTCTAATGTTGTTATCACCTTTTCTTCATTGTTCATAAGTTCATATTCAAAGTCTATCGTTCTGTTTCCTTCAAGCATTTTTATGACCTGTTCATTCGTGAACTCTGCATATGACATATCATACATATGAAATTCCCTCCCCATGCTCCAGCTGTTCCATAGATAAATTTATAATATACCCTTTGTCAAAAAATGCGTTTAAGGCATTGTAGGACGTTATATCAACATACGCCACTATATTCCTCCCTCTGAAACAATATACTCCATTCGCATCCATGATTTCTTCCAACACTTCTTCCTGTCCACCATATATGAAGGCCGTAATGGATAAAGTTCTCTTAGAGAAGGTTCCTGCCTCCTTTATGGGATAACGTCTGCCTAAATAATTAACCAGTGCATTTGAATTCTCTTTTGACATATTTACAGGTATGTATTCTGAATCATTGGATAGCATGAGTTTCACACGTTTCTCCATATGGTTTATCTCTGAAATGTAATACCCATCGTATTTTACAAACACCTCTCGAATTTTACTATCCGAAATACCTCCGTCATAGTAAGCCCTGACATAATAACGGTACATACGGTCGCTTTTAACTCCATAATCCTCATAACTATATCCTTTATTACTGAATGGAAGATTAACATATGCGATTGGAAGGAACTCTTTTTCTCCTTCCGCGCGATAAATATAAAATGAATTAATGTTTCCACTGAATTCCAACCTGACAAAATCATCATAACTTTGCACGGTAAGCTCTGGCGTATCCGGCCTTTGACAATTTATTGTAAAGGATTTTGATACCTGGTCGGACCATAAATCATAAATATTCGCAATTGATAATATGGCAGCGTATACACCGTTTTGAAGTATGATATTAGGTTTATGAGCGTCCTCTATTCCGCCCGATATAACTCCACTATCATAAATTTCCTTTCCATACTGCATGATTTTAACACGCGCGCTTGATTCTTCAGACCGTTCTGCCGACCATGTTATTTCTGTCAACGCATCATTCTTTACGCCTGTTATAATAGGATTCCCCGGTTTTCCCACTACATAAAATTGACCCGTAGCGTATTCGGACACCATGCCAATACCATTATAGGTTCGCACCCTCCATTCAGCAATTCCGTTCCTAAAGGCAGACGCATTCATGGTATGTTGCTGGTTCGAGGTAGCCACAATAGCATCATTCCACTGGCTTTCTGATTGCATCTTCCATCCAAAATCGTATTTTGCCTGACCTGCAGAAAAGCCTGAGTTATATTTCCATTTAAATGTTACATTCCCGGAATTTGGAAGTATATCGCCGTCCGGATATATGATTGATGGCTTAAAGGGCTTTGCATCTTCATGCGTTATCTCAATATAGGGAGCATATCCCCCTTCTATTGTTGCCACACGACACACATATGGTATCTGTGTCCCTCCTGCACCAGAAGCCCATTGATCGTGGTTGTTATCGACCAACACGATAGAAAAGGTTGGATTGGCGTTATTACCTACGACTAGATTTGTTATATCTAAAGAAACCCATGAATTGTAAATTGTGCTACTGACATCAAATACCTTTTCATCGTTCCCACTCATTATATACTGATCCCCATACATATTCTCGAAGGAATCGTATGTATTGATATTAACTACCTCTTTTATATTATAAAATTGGGTTTCAAAGGTTACCCTAGTCTTTGATTCCGTAACATAGAGATATAATTTTGCGGAGGTGATATTCTGGTCGTACAGGGCAGGTATGGCAAATTGCATGAGGCCGAAAAACTCACGGTAATTTTCCCCACCATAATCTGCACCAATCAACATCCTTGAATCATTAAGTGCAAGAATGTTATTATTCCTATAGTTTTTATCGTTAAAGCATGTTACCTTTGTCATTGCCATTTTACGTTTTCACCTTTCCTACCCTAAGTGCCAGTCTTTCATTTTTTGCCATTTCAACAAGTTTTTGTACGCTTGATATTTTTTCTATGTCCGCATTAACATTAATGATATAGGTATCTCCAGCAACAGATTTTGATTGACTGTTACTCATAATTCTACTTCCGCGAGGCAGCCGGACCAATTCTGGGCCAGCTTCTCCCACCCATGTTTCTCCTCCGTCAAAATAATCTGTTCCCCGGGCATTATATCTTACCCCTGATGCACCATGGGCTGATGCGCCAATCTTTCCTATGCTATTTGACACATTATCCATGGTGCTATTCAGTTCCTTACCTCGTCCCATAATCACTGCGATTATTGAAGCTAATGCAATAAGAGCGGCTACTACTCCCAAAATAATTGCCGTTGTCTTAAGAGCCTTCACGTCTGTTGTTCCAAGCATATCTCCAAATCCTTTAAATGCTCCTATAGTTGAGTTGACGGCCTTCATTACAGCAACTGCTGTTGTTACAACTCCAGCCAATGTTATAATAAGTTGTAGTACTGGCGTTGGTATGACGGATAAAGCATTAAACAATGCTGTCAACGCTGGAAGAAGAATCTCTGCAAATTTTCCGGATAGGGCTTGCGTAATTTTTCCAAATCGGTCCATCGATTCATTTAATTGATTGAATCCATCCAGAGTCTCTCCGCTCATTACATACCCGGTTTCATACGCAGAGCGCATAAGATTTTTTAATTCTTCATTTGTCAGGTTAAGTATTGGGACTATTTTTTCTCCAGTGGTTGATAAAAGGTCACTTGCGATAGCATTCCGTGTTGTAACATCCTCCATATTCCTAAGCGTTTTTATGACATCTGTAAACAATTGTCCCTGACTTTTCAAATTCCCATTAGTATCCTTGATAGATACTCCGAGGAGCCGGAATGTTTTTGCGCTATCGTTTCCACCCTCAGCCGCATCCTTTGCCTTTTCTGCTAAAGCAGCCAAGTCTCCCGATGCGCTTTCCGCATCATACCCCACTGACTTTAAAACGTAATCCCACGCCTGGTATTCATTTGTTGTCATACCCATGGTTTGCGATACGGTCTGAATTTCCTTCGCATGTTCAGCAGTTTTTATTGTCAGCCCACCCAGAGTAGTTACCAACGTACCTACGGTAAGAATAGCTTTTCCGACGTTCTCGTCTATCGCATCAAACTTCCCTGCCAAAGTCTCAACGGCCGGACTGGCCTCAATACCAATCATACTTGCTACATCACGGATAGTGTCCCCGAATGAGCGTTGTGCTTCATCACTTTCCTTGCTTTTCTTGGCGAACTCATCCAATCGCTTTGTGTTGTCTTTATATTCATTTTCCAGTTTCTGTAGCGTTGTTCTACTCTGAAGGAGTGTTTTGTCAAGCGCATCAACCTGCTTTTCGCTTTTCTTTTGGCTTGACATGGCTATATCGTAGGCTTTTGCTTGCTCTTCTACTACTTTCTTTTGCAGGATAATTTTCTGTGCAAGTGCTTCCTGTTTTATTTTCAATTGGTCGGTTTCATCGCCGTATTCCTTAGCCTGTTCCTGAGCCAGTTTCATTTCTGCGTCAAGCAGCCCCATCTTTCGGTTACACTCTGATATTCCCCCGGAAAATTCCGAATAGTCGAGACCAAGCGTAATAGTCTTTTTGTAGTTATTAGCCATTATGCAAATCCCTCCACTTCGCGCATTGAATGAATTATCTCCGGTTCTGAGGCAAAATACTTCGGACTGTAGCTTTCACCATTTATCTCACTTACCCTCATACATGTTTCGTCCTGGTACATATCAATTAATTTAACAATCTTTTTCAATGGGCTATTCCAGAAGTTCTGCTCAGACATTCTCATTTTCACACAGTAGATGTAATATAGCATATCAAAATCAAATATCAGATCTTCTGCATTCCAACCGTGCCCTTCAATATCTGAGCTATCATTTTTTTTGTCTGTTCATCCTGTTCCTGTAAGTCAACTCCATTTGCTGATTTGGCATATTCTTCAAGGATTTCCTGCAAATCATGAGGCCTCATTGTCAATGCAAGTGTATTGGCCTCCTCCATAGTAAAATCCTGATGATTTACTCGGATGCCTGCATACAATGCAATCGCTGCAAAATGCTCATATGGCAGTTCCTTAATTCCGGTTTTTGAAAGTTCTTCCTGTAGGTATAAAACTGCCCGCATGTTGAAGGTGGCCGTATAAGTTCGGTCGCGGAACACAATATCTACTTCATTTGCTTCTTGTACACAGATTGTTTTTTTCATTCAATCACCTCATGATGTTGGGACTGGCGCTTTTGATGGGCCGGTCTGGAACCAGGCGTCAATCTGTTCTTTTGTTAAATCTGCATTTGCAGAGTCCGCAAAGAAACGCAGCTCCTTATCTGAGTCCCTTGGAATAAAATTAATCGTAATAGAATCGGTTGAAAAATTCAGATTCTCTGTTGATTGCTGGACATTACTGTTGATTGGCTGAGCCCTCCCCTTTAGCAACCAGATTAGCTCTTCTTTTCCATTTGTCTGCTCCACTTTGTACCCTACGGCAATGTATGGAGCCTCATCTCCGGCTTTTTCATGGATAACCCCATCTTTGTATATATTCCCCAGCACTACAGCCCGCTCCTCCACCGGAATTTTATTAACATCCAGCACCAATGCAATCCCGTTCAGTTTCGCAATATTTTCCTGCTGTACGCCATTACCATACAGAGTCCCTGATGATAGGGATGGAGTGACCTGAGCCTGCATTGCTGCTCCAAGACTTCTTACGTCCCCATATGTGGTTCCTTCCGCTGTATCAGTTAGAAGGCAGGCGTACACTGGGTCCACGATGTTTATCCTATTTGCCTTCTGTGATTTATTTGTAGCCATTTAGTTATCCTCCTTAACATGATAGAACATTATTGTTCCTCTCCAAAGTTTTCCATTTGTATCATAACCATATGATATTGTTGGTACCATATTAAACCGTTCCGACATGATCACTTTTCTTGCCTGCTCTGTCAACCTCACCGCTTCATCTCTAATCACACACCAGATGTCAACTTGATATTGTTCTGCAAGTTCTGTTTCCTCGCCATTCCCAAGCAGTCCTGCGCCGGTAGAAACTAGATACCAGGTAAAACATGGCGGAATAATAGGAAAAAAAGACTTTATTCCTGGTATCCTCAATCCTGTTTCCAACATCTGTTCAAGATTCACCCATCCACCACCCTCCGAACCAGGTCATCAATCATTCTTTCGATCTCTCCTTCTGATGCATTCATGGCTCTACTAATAAAATTAAGACCAGGGACAAAGGTAGCTCCGTCCCTGGCAATATGTCCTGTATCTACTGCGGCCCATTTATATCCTGTATGCTTCCCTCCCTTTACACTGACATAAAGGTTCCCCCGTTTATCCTTCTTCACAGCAAACTTAACATCATCTTTCATGTGGATGTATGGCCGGCTACCATCATAATTTGACGGCATAATCTGCTTTGCCCGCAGCTCGACATCAGAATTATGTAGAAACTGTACCACCTTTCCACGAACTATTGAACCTATCTTTCTTAGTACAATTCTTTCGTTCTCCTGCAATTGTTTTGGCATCCTGTTAATCATTTCATTGATGGATACCATCGCATCCTCATAATCAACCTGCACCTTCATGTCATAACTACCCCACAGTCAGTTCCATTACACTCTCATTTGTTTGATAGCTGCGAAGGATAGTATACTCAATCCCTCTATATGACACTATGGTAGGTACACTTCCCTTCTCCAACTGCTCAGCCACCATCTCCCAGTCATACGGGTCAATCTCCAGCACAAACTTTGGCCTCAGCCCTACCGCATAGGCTCCATAGAATTCAGCTCTTGTAGAAGATTTCTTTTCGCAGTAAATATCCTCCGTGATTTGGCCTATTGTACTCTTATCTGCTTTCATCCCAATCAGTGTACAAATTTCATTTCTCATTTTACTCCTTATATTCCTCAGCCAGGGACATCGCAATCTTCATACCCTCATAGGCATCCTTATATCGCTCTGCTTCGCCATTGTAATTTTCCTGCCATCTAAGATATAATCGCAGACACGCCTTTACTAAGGATACGTCACTGGGTATTATCTGCACTCCGCACATTGCAAGGTCCGACAGGTATGCATCCTTCAATTGCATAAGCTCCGAATCGAGTTTGTCATGTCGGATTCGGAGCATGGTTCTTAGTTCTTCTGGCAGTACCTCTAATTTCAGGTTAGCCATCATTATCACCCCTTAGGTTAAGCATTCTTTTTCGTAATAGTGACAAGTGAATTTTTGTCAATCACCTTACCATCACAAATCATGACAGCCTTAGTTACCTGGTCCTCCGTATCATTATCCTCATAACTCTTGACCACCATGTTATAATTTGTGTTGAACATGTAATCAGACCAATCAAACAGGAATGCCACGACAGTATCCTTTGCAATCGTGGCCCCAAGGCTTGTCATATAATCATTCAGTACCACCCGACGCCCGAGCAGTGTCCTTTCCGGTTTCCCGTCAATCCCGTAGTTCACACGGGCAATGGGTTGCTTGTTTGCATCCACCATCCCAATGAATTTCATGAACGTCTTTTTTGTCATATTCCAGACAGCTCCATTCTCATAAGCAAGTGGGAGGGCCGCTTCCGCTTCCACAAGTGTCTGATAGGTTGGGTCTGCACTGACCGCAAGATCGATATTCTGCCCGTCCGCTACCGTCTCTGTCAATACCCCTTTTGGCTGTCCGGTTCCACTTCCAGTAATAAACGATTTTTCCTGCGCCTTTACCATTGCCTCTGATACACTGTTCACAAACACGGTCTCAAATACCTGTAAGGACATGACCGAAGTTTCCAGTGTCATGGAGATGGCGCATCTCAGTTTGTATCCCTTAATGTCAATCTGCCCGGTTGTTTTTTTCTGCGTATCGCTGCCCGCGCCCTCGGCTACCCAGGTTGCCTCCGGCTTCACGCTGGATGTAGGGACCGTAACCCCTGCTGCAAAGGCCGTTTTAGTCACAAGAGGAAGAATCGTTCCGGTTGTCTCCATCTTTTCTACAATTCGATTGAGGACCGTAGGGGAGATTACCGACCCCACATCTGTTGTCTTTGTGGTTGCTGCAGCATTCACAAACTTAGTAGGAATGGTGGTTCCATTCAGCACATAGTTCATAAACGCCTTTCTATACTCAATGGAATCATACATATCTTCAGCTTCGGCCTGGTTGCAAGAATTGAAGGTTGCACCTTCTCCTACACCGGCCAGTGGAACCGGGGGATGCGCCAATGCTTTTAAGTTAGCGGCCGCCTTAGCGGCTGCCTCAAAATTCTGATCCAGTTCCGTCACATTGTCCATCATCTTGTTTGCTTCTTCCACTTTTCCCTCACCAATCAATGTTTCCGCCTCATTAATAAGGGTCTTTCTTTTTGTTTCATACTCAGTCCTTGTCATCAATATGTTCTCCTTTCAGATTTAAAAGCCGCAGCCTTGTTGCTGCATGTTTTTGTGATATTAAAAAATCCGGATTTTTCTGTTCCGGGTTCTTAATCATGTTTCTTAATTTTTCAATTGCTTCGTTTGGGAGCGTCCCGAATCCGTTATACATGGCCTGGGCATTTTCCGAAAACATGACCCTATCAACAAAACCATACTCAACCGCCTGTTGAGCTGATAAGTAGGTCTCCTTATCCATCAGTTCCTGTAGCGCCTTGCTTCCCATTCCTGTCTTATCCATGTAAGCATTTATGATTGACTGGTTTGCCGCCCGTAGTGAATCACTGGTATTATCCATATCCCGGTAATCTCCGGAAGCCTCTGTCTGCACATTATGGATCATGAACATCCCGGTGGGGCTAATCTCGCTATTCCCAGCCTGTGCAATCACTGATGCAGCACTGGCGGCTATCCCCGTGATTTTTATGGTCTTTTTCCCTGCATACGCTCTCAGTTCCGTGTATATTTCTGAACCTGCATATATGCTCCCGCCAGGGGAGTTGATATAGACTTCAATATCTTCTCCTCCCGCTTCCTGCAGTGCCTTTAAGATTTTTTTTGGGGATGTATTTTCAATCCCTAGCCAGTCATACACCCAGTCGTTTCCTGATTCCACAATCTGTCCTTTTACATCAATCCGTTTTGGCATTCTTGTCACTCCCTCCAACAAGTGCGGAAATCGCGTTTCTCGTCTCGTTTATGTTATTCAGATTCATGTCAGCCAGAAGCCCTTTTATTTGATTCACTGTCTGTGTATCAAGCCTCCTAAGTGGCTTATCCCCATCTGCAACTGGCGAAAGGTTGAATGTCTCCCTCCACTCATTCGGGGTCAGGGCCCCACGGTCCACCATTGCCTGCAGTGCAAGTTTTGTTGAAAGACTCGCACATTGAAGGTTTGCCGCATCAAAATATATCCCGTTCCCAAACCCACGCTCGCGCCGTGTAAACAGTTTCCTGGAATATTCCTCTCCTAACTGTATTGCCATCGGCTCGATGACGGCCTCAAAATAGCTGTTCCATTCATCCTCTGTATAATTTGAATGGACAATCTTTTCGTTTGTATTGAAAAAAGCATAAATCCTTTCCTTCGTGTTCGCCTACTGCATTGCATTCGGCACATAATCCTTTGGATCAATTCGGATGGCATCCGCTTTCACATCTACTCCGGCCGCACCAAATGTAGGACTTGAAACGCTCAAATAATTGTCAACAAACTCCTGAACATTTTTCTTCATATCCTCCGGGCGCATTGGTGTTGTATATTTAAGCAACCAGCGGATGACACCGCTGTTTCTAATTGCCTTTACAATTCCCTGGTCCGTTGTGTTTACCACCTCCATTAATGGTGTAAGAGCTTTATATGGCGACTCTCCAAATATATCATTGTCCTTAAAATCATTCCGGATATGTATGACTTCTGTATATGGTACATTTAATGTTTTCCCGTTCAAGAAGGTGAATTTTAAATACAGTTCCAGTCCTACATACTTTGTTTCCACCATGATTGCTGGTATCGGATACTGCTGCACCGGCAGCCCATTCTCATCCCTAACAACCAAGACGAACGCATTATTATTAAGTGCGAATTGCGTTGCCACCTTCTCTAACATCGTATGTCCGCCCATGTAGGGATTTGGTTCCTCCAACAGGAACCGCACATATGGCTCCGGATTAACATCCACTTTTCCATTATATCTTCTGACATGCTTCGCCTGGAGCTTTCCGACCGCTTTTGAGAAGGGACGGATGCAGGCCCTAACGATATCGCTATCATACACATCCCCAGTCCATGCCGCGAACCCATTCCCAGTCTCGGTTATCATCTTAAAGGCAGTCCCTGCCGTCACATTCAATAATTTCCTTGCCACATAATTCCTAATTCCCAAACGCTCCCCCTCCTTTCCCTAATCCTTAAATCAAGCTTTGCAGTTCCCCCATCTTGTCCTGGAGAACTTTATATCCATCTATCAGGGCCAATGTCCCATCAATCCTGTTCCTGGTATCCATCCCCTTTACCGGCTGGATGTTCCCATTTACATCTGTCTTGACCACAGTATTGAAGAAACACCATTTGTCAATCGGATGGTCATTATATACAATCAGTTTTGCCTGCAGGTCTGCCTTCAGGTCTTTCATTGGCTGGCTCAATGTTATAACGCCTTGTCGTACTGGTATCATGGCCTTCTCTCCAAATTCAGACTGGAACTCGCGCAGAAGTGAATCATCTATATGCCACGGGTCATAACCAATGTATAGGACGTATATATCCTCCTGGTCGCGCAATTCGCAAAACCAATCCAGCATGACCTTTTTGTCAACCTTGTTTCCTGGGACAGTCCTAAGTAACCCCTTATCCTTCCAGAGTTGATACGGCACATTATCCCGCTCTCTTCTGTTTCCCGTTTCTTCCTGCCTGTCAAGGACTGCCTGTGGCATCCAGTACATCTGCCTCACATAGATATTCGGGTCATCACGCCTCATGCACAGCACCTTCGCAGCCGACAGATCCACTGAATCAGCAGCATCCATACCACCAATCCCATATCGAAATGGACCCGTAAAGGTCGCTGTGTTCTCAAAGTCCTCAAACCGTAACCATGCCGCCTCTGATGTTTGTTTAAGGTTAAAATCCTTTACAAGCACGGTTGGCTTGAAAGATTCATCATCCTTTGCCTTCTGGACCATCTGCCGCAGGTAATCAATAGACTTGACTGTCCCAAGGCCTGGGTTTGCCTTTATCCAGTATTCCTCCCTGTCCCACTCATCTATATGGTCAAGTTCGTAGATAAACGGGAGGAAACGATTATTTCTGGCCCTGTCAAATAGCACATCGGATGCATATTGATACTGACTGTCGAATATACCTTCCCTGACAAAACCATTCGTAGTAATGCAGAAAAGGAGCGGCTGTTCACGCGCTCCCATTGATTGTTTGACTAAGTCATAAATATCCCTGTTTTTAATCGCTGCCAGTTCATCAATCACCCCACAGTGCGTATCAAGCCCATCTAGGCTGTTGGTGTTACTGGCAAGGGCTTTTATGTAACCCATGTTCATGGCACAGTATAAATCTGCGGCCCTCTTCCGGATATGTTTTTTCAATAAAGGGGACTGCATCCTCATTTTATTTGCCGCATTGAATCCGAGCCTGGCCTGGTCTAACATTGTTGCAACATTATATATCTGCGGTGCGCCCTCCTTGTCGTTCATCAGCATGTCCAGTTCTATGGCGGCCGTCTCTGTTGTTTTACCGTTTTTTCTCCCTTCAATAATCAATACCTCATTATATTGTCTTAAATTATTATCATCAACGAATCCAAAAATGGACTGTAACCTCGCTTTCTGGAAAAGTTCCAATCGGAGAGGCTGCCCCAATTTTCCGGTAGGTAATTTACAGAATCGTTCTATAAATTCGATATGGCGGTTGGCAATCTCCAAATCGAAATGGAACTCACCTGGATTCAAGTATTTTTCCATCAGTGTATCTGCAATTCGCTTCATTTTTTCGCAGGCAATTATTCTTCCGTTGCCTATTCCGGAAAAATACTGCTCAAATTCAGTCACCCTTACCACCACCCAGGAAGTCTAATAATTCATCTGTCTTTTGACCTTCTTCCGGAAGAAGGTCAGTAAGCTGTTTTATGATTTTTTGATATGCCGTATTCATCGTGTTGTATAGGTCTGCTACTGGCCGCTTTCTATCATATGGCGCCTGTCTTTCCCCCTGCTGGAATATTTCCGTAAATCCGTTTTCATCCAGGTCCGCTTCGAAGTCCTCCAATGTTGCCCTCATAAATGCGGCCCGTTTTATCAACCCCTCAACTGTTTTCTTTTTATGTTCGTCCACATTCACAAATAATTTTTTTAGTCTGTTTTCTTCCTTCTTTATCCGCCTATCCTTCTCCATTATGTTTCACTTCCTTCCATTGGGGTGGGGGTACTGTAAATTTTCATCCATAAAAATTGATGTGGGGGACTCGGTGAAATCCTTTTAAGTCCACAATTAAAAAAAGGGGGGAGTATCAATACTTTTTTATTCATAATTGTCTGACAACTTCGATTGGATTCCCTTCACCATCAAATATATAGCGCCTTTTCCTCTCATTTTCCCTAAAAAGAAAGTGTCCTGCTTCCCTGTCATGACATGGCTTGCAGACATATTCCAACAGGTCATGATTAAGGGAAATATCCGGGTTAGAAATGTTATCAGGTGTTAGTATAATTGTATGATGTACCATATATCCCAGGCGCTCATGGCATCGTTGGCACAATCCCCCATCAATAGATATTCGTTCTGAGATAAAGGCTTTCCTACATTTCCGCCACTGCCCCGAATCGTAAAACGCTCTCGCAAACTCTTTTGCCATCAACCTCATTCCTATCATTATTTTGCAAAATAAAAGCACTAGGTAAAATCCCTAGCGCTATAATTCTAATATAATATTTTACTTTCTAACGAGTAAAGTTTCTCCGATGGTTCTGCAATTAATACCCCCGACTCATCGTAATAATAAATATATGCTTTCTGCGTATCCTTAAGTGCCTTATACTTTTGACAAATTGCCGTTATAGTTGTGTTGACAGCCAAGCAGTAACTTGCCTTATCCTTCTCTTCTGCTGAATACCAGATTTTATCATCTAAAGTAATCTTATAGGTTCCTGTTTCTGTATTCTCAATATCAATAATATTATCCAACCCATGAATATATTGAGCAATTTCCTTATTCAGCGATTCATAATCGACTTTAGGCTTAAGAGCATTAAAAAGTGTAACCAAACTAATTATAATCACAATAACGAAAAATATGATCAATACTAGCCATTTCTTTTTTTCAGCATTCACAATACTTCCCCTCCCTTTATTTTTGATTATACAACAAAGTATACTAAATGAAAAGCCTACATTGTAATCACAAATATGATCTTGAAGGAGGCCCCGGCCGCCCTAAGTTTCAGACGCCGGGATTTGGGTATATAAAAGGCACCCATTGCTGGATGCCTGAATGCTTACACTTTTCTCATTTTAAATTATATCACATATCAGCGTGACAAACGTGACAATTTTACTTGACGCGCATAAATCTTGAAAATTTTTGTTTACAAGCCTCCGCAGTATACCCCTCTCCCATTGCTTCGGCTACTTCATCCCAGTTTTTTCTGTCAATACAGTAAAATTCTGTAATACGTCTTAATTCGCTATCATCAATGCTGTAAATATATTCTTCCGCATCAGCAACCATCATTTCAATCCTGGATACATGAAGTTCCTTCTTTGCTTTCCTCTCCCTAAGCCTAGCACGTTTCCGATTGATGGCCGTATGGTCGTTTTCTCCACGAATCACACAGGTTCCGAGTGGTTTCTTTCCTCGTTTTCCTCTTGTCACAACATCTGTAACTTCTCTATCAAGCGGCCGCATAGACCTAATTTCTGCTTCTAAATTCCGTATTCTACGTTCTTCATCTTCTGCCTCTTTTATCATACTTGCATATTGTCTTAATATGCTCTTATCTGCCATTCTAAAACCTCCTTACCCCGCGCACTTGCCATGTACGGCCTGTGTCTCCTCCGGATCCTCAATTATATAACACTCCATGGTTGTATTGACATTGCTGTGGCCCAGGACCGCCGCTATGTCCTTAAGTGATGCCCCATGCCGGGCCATGTATGTAGCCAGATACGCCCGGAACCTATGCGGGTGCAGATTTACCCCTTCAAGCCGCGGGTCACTAGCCACTATCTCTTTGAGCATCTTGCGTATGGTGCAGGTGCACACCCTGCCATACACACCACCAGTTTTCCTAAAATTAATAAACAAGGCTTCGCTGGTGTCTGGCAATGCCCGGCGCCATTCCAGGTATGCTTCCAGATGTACAATAGCGCGTGGAGTGAAGAACGCCGGCCGTTCCTTGCGTCCCTTGCCGTAGATAATGCAGCGCTTCCTGGTGATGTCTATGTCACCCGCATCTAATCCGACCAGCTCTGATATACGCATCCCTGTAGCCACCAATATCTCCACAATGGCTCTATCCCTAACGTGCCGGCAGCCACACCGGATGATTTCCACTTGCTCGTCCGATAGCACCCGCTTCACACGCTGTTCCTCTTTAATCTTATAGACTTTACCCATGGGATTCTTCTTGGGCTTCCGTAACAGACATCCGCCATCTTCAATAAGGTCCTCATTCATCATCCATTTAAAAAATGACTGAAAGACGTGAATCTTATTATTAAGTGTATTATCCTTATTGTGGTGCTCTGTTTGCTTCCAGGCCAGATAGGCCCTGATGTCATTGCTTGTCACGTCCGCGTAGTTCTTCCGCAGGAATTGGAAAAGGCATTTAAGTTCGCCACGATAATTCACGATAGTTGCATCCGTCCGTTTTTCCAGCTTCAAGCACTGCAGGAACATCTCCACTACTCGCGGGGTATCATCCACGTACTCTGCCGGCAACTGCCGTTCCTCCGATTCGGCCAGGATGGTCTTGTTCATCAAATTCATGTACAAGGCCGCCTCGACCTGTTTCTGCCGTCTGAGCTCATCCCACATCTCCATCTGAGTTACCAATGTGTTTAATACCTGCCGTATAAAAACATCTGTGTTAATCGCTGTCTGCATATTATATCCTCCCTCAATTATGGTATTATTTTCCACTTGTTCACCATGCTTGAGTAAGCTATAATATACTCAAGCAATATCAGAGCGGTGGTAGCATCTTGGCGGGTGTCCACCGCTTATTCTTTTCGTACATACGTTCTTTCCTGTCGTTTTTTATTGCCGGGGTGCTCCCCCGGCTTATCTTATGTCTGTTTACGCTTTGGTTCCTTGCTGGCGTTATCAGCATCCAGGTGCGGACACGCCCAGCACCCGTACCGTATCCTGCCCTTGCTGGTTCGCTGGCCATCACACCCGTGACGTCCGTTGTCTATGTAGCACTGTCTCATAATACCATATCACTCCCTTCGGCGGCTCCCGCAGCTCCGGAACCGGGCACAGGCTGGTGTACATATAGGCCGGCGCCGTCCGGATGCGCTCCTTGATTGCCTCGTCCGCTTGGGCGGCCAAGGCCTTGCTGCGGTCGATGCGGCTGACCTTGGACTGCTTACTGCCTATCTTTCTCATGCCAGCCTCCTAATCATCCGCATCAATCAATATCTCTTTCTCTAAATCTCCATCAGCATTCAGGATGTCCACCACAGTGGCCATAGCCATAGGCCTGTACTTTTTCTTTGGATACTGTTGGAATATCCCGCCATCAGAGTTATAGCCGTAGATATCATAATACTTGTTAGCAAGACGCTTATCCATCGGAATGGAACTGTTAGTCAGTTTCACCTTAACACCATCGGGGTATGTAAATATAATCTTCCACATGATTTAATCTCCCTTCGTAGTACAAATCTCAGTTTTGGTGCACAATCATGCACCTATTTTATAGGTTGCTCCCAGAGCTTTCAGCACCTTATCGGCCACCTCCACACTCATATCTCTACCCTGCTCCCAATAGATAAGGGAGCGCTTAGACACTCCGGCGGCCTTCGCCAGCTTTGCATGGGATAGGCCCTGCTGTTCACGCTGCTCTTTTAAATACTCTCCGACCTTCATATGTACACGCTCCTTTCTATGTTCTATTTATTCTCTCACAACTACCACAAATGTCAGTTTTCCTTATTTTTGTGTGGAAATTTTACCTTATACGGACATC